CCTACCGGCGCATGTTTCGACCGTTGGGCGCAGCTTCAGGAACGAAGGGAAAGAAGTTATCTCAAAACGCCGATTGATGGTGGGCGCGACAGGGATCGAACCTGTGACCCCTACCATGTCAAGGTACGTTTCGCCCGTGCACAGCAGAGAAAACAGTGACTTACCGAGTGCACAGAAGCGCAAAGAGTGCGTCAGTTAGCGAGTCGTTCTCACGCAAGTGGTTTCTGAGACCAGGGAGCACTACCAAGATCATCCCCGTATCCCGCCCGGATCGCTCGCCGCCTTCCTGAGAAACATCAGCGCCACGCGAAAGTCTCTCTCGTCACAGTCGCTTGTGACATACCCAGCAGCTTTGGCCGCGGCGAAGTCTTGAGGCACCCTGCGGACAGCCTCGATCACGGCAGCATGTTGACGCCGAGTTTCCGATACTGCTCGGCCAACTGCTCACCCGATCCCTTGTCGTGCTGCAGGCCGTCATGCGGCCACGCCACAGGTATCCAATCGCCCCAGGCTTTGATCGCTGCCGCATGGATCGCCGGCACGGCCTCTTTGCGCCGGTAACAAGCCACGACATGCACAACGTCGTTGTCGCGGTCCCAAGCCACGCGGGCCGCTGCGGTCGGGTGATCCCATCCGAAGTCGAGGCCGATGATCTGCGGCCAGTGCTTCGGGATCGGAACCGGATCTTCCGTGATCAGGCTCTCGGGCACCGGGAAGACCCGGCCTGAGCCCATCGTCGGAACGCCGCGCGCACGGGCTTCTCGCTCGTGTGGCGGATAGCTCGCAATGATCGCCGCTTTCTGTTCCGCTGTGTAGTGATCGACATCATCGATCGTCATCGTCACGACAGCGCGGCTCATCTCTCCCCCAACAAGAACAGGCTAACGACATCGGACATGCCGAGCAGCGGCGTGAACGTGATGATTGTGAACTGGCCACGCTGCCCGTTGTTCGTCCGGGTCAATCCTTCCGTGTAGATGTCCAGCGGCGGCTCTTCATCGAACCAGACGCCATCGATCGTCGGGCCTTGCCATTTCTCACGGCCCTTCTCATACGACTTGAAGTACACGATGCTATGGCCCTGCTGCACGTCGCCGCCGCCGCCCCACCTCACGACGTAGTTGTCGAGCAGGTTCGGCACACCAATTGCGCGGTCGTAATCGACCAGAGCGTCCTTCGGGATCATCCCCGTGCCCCACTCCTCCTCTTTGGGAGGCGGGCCGATCAGAATGCGTTGCGGGTTGTCCCTCGTGCTCTCGCCTGTGACGCTAGCAGCCCATAGGATCACCGGCTTCTCGAACACAGCCCCTTCCCACCAGTCTGGATACCGCCCCGTCAGGTGCATGGCCCATTCGGCGCCGCCCGCAATCGTCTTGCCGAGCTGGTTGCCAGCCATGAACAGGCGCTCGTTGGTCGTCTTGCCGAGCGCGTGAAATTCCTTCTGCTTCGGGTACGGCTGATAGTACTTGAGGCGGTTAGTGTTTCGTCGCCGCTCCCTCTCCCTCTCCAACTGCTTGAGCAGCAATAAGGGATTGGAGAGCGGCAATTCCTGCAGCGAGCTCATCATCCGACAGTTCCTCAACGACACTCGTCTTGACGTTGAGTTCCTTCGGCAGGATTCCGGCAACAACCTTTACATAGTCCGCCGGATTGTTTTCGCGCATCTGCTTAATGGCCTCGACGCCGTGTTCCTCCCAATCGGCCTGCAGATCGGCGATGAAATGCTCGGCGAGCTTGTTGCGCGAGCCCTTGGGCCGCCCTTTCGGGTTGCCCGATTGCCCTTTGCCCCACATGCGCAGATTGGCAAGTTGTGCCGGACTCTGATTTCTCTTTGTAGGTGCAGAGAGCGCCTTCGATGCTGGTTTACGCGCCATCCTTCGTTACTCCCCGCCATCCGTTCTTCAGCGCCGCATGGATCGCCTTGTAGTCCGATCCCGTCGAAACGGATACAGTTGTATCCTCACCCTTGCGATTGACGAACTGGACCTTGTAGGTGCCGGGCTCGTCAGTGCTGGCCTCTACCGTGAATTTGCTGTCTCGTGCGATGTTCAGCGTTATGCCTATCTCACGGGCGGCCTGACGGATGAGGTGTTCGGTCTCGGTCATCGCATCAGAGCCCTAACGCATGACGGATCGCGATCATCAGTGCGATGAACGCCACCGCGTGAATGATGCTGAACCGTGGCTTGTTGATGAACTCGATCATTCTGGCACCGTTGGCAATGCTGCCGCCTTCACGATGAATGGTCCCTGACCATATGTGTACGTCTCGCCGGTCGGTAAAGTGATCTCGAGCTCCTGCACGTACTGGCCTGGGGTATCGAGCTCGCCGGCATTGATGATGACGAGGAGGCGGCCGGCGGCGGCGTCGAGCACCAGAATGCCGTTCTCTGATGTCTTCGTGAGCACGGGCGAGTCGATGGCCTCGGGCTTGCTCAGCGCCCAGCGGATCGAGCAGCCGTCCAGGTTCTCGGGCGCGCCTTTGGCGTCCAGCGCCTCGAACGGCAGCTTGACGCTGTCGCCTTGAAATACGGCCGTGATCTGCAGCTTGCTCATGCGGCGAGACGCTGTGCTCTGAATGTCCTCGGCTCTCTGCGGGCCTTCATCACAGGCGGCGCCTCGTAGCGCGCCTTTGCATACCTGAACGCCGCCCTCACTATGGCCCGGACTTCCGCGGCGTCGTCATCCTCAATGAGATGCGCTGTCGCGAATATGGGCGACACCGCCCGCGCATCCAGAACATCATCGTCTTCCGTGACATTGACGCTTCCAAAGCGCGGCGCCAGGAAGATACCAGCCGCGGATAGTGTGTCGTCGTCCTCCGCGACTGCGACGGTGCCTGCGATTGCCAGCGCGCCGGACGATTCGAGCGTATCGTCCTGCTCGACAAGGGCGGCAGAGCCAGCAATGCGAAGCTGCGCCGATGCCGAAAGGCTGTCATCGTCCTCTGTGACGACGAGGGTGCCAGTTATGCTCCCCGCCGCCGGCATTGTTGCCAGCGGGACCTTGCCGAGGGGCCATTTGCCGAACATTACTCAGTCCGTTCCATCGTGTCGCCTTGCGCGGCAACTCTGAAGGGTTGATGCAGATGACGCCCCCCGCGAACGGGACAGAGGCGACTGGACTTGAGGCACAGATCGCCCTACGGATATCCTGTCATCTGCTAGCTGATAACTTCTGACGGGCTCCACATGTCGCCGAATATCGCCGTGATCGGGCATATGTATCACCCGGACCTCTACGCCGAGATCATGGACACCTTGCGCAGAATCCCGTACTGGATCGATGTCTATTTCGCAGTCCCATCCAATGGCTGCCGGCGCCTACTCACTGATCTGTGCTCCGACATCTCGACGATAAAATCGGTCGCTATCGAAGTCGTCCCTAACCGCGGGCGCGACATTGCGACCAAGTTCGTCACGTTCCGCGACGTATACAGGGGCTACGATTACGTGCTGCTCGTACACACCAAGGCAAGCATCCCCGAGTGGCGGCAATGGATGCTCAGCTCATTGGCGGGCACACCGCAAACCGTCTCCACCATCATCCATGCATTCGAGCGTAACCCGAGGCTCGGCGTCGTCGCCGGCGAGCATTACGAGCCTATCACCCCGTGGGTGCACTGGAGCGGCAACGCCAAGTACGCCAAACCACTCGCTGACCGGATGGGCATAACGCTGCCGCGCCATGTCGATTTCCCATCGGGGTCCATGTTCTGGGCACGCCCGGCCGCGCTGCAGCCGATACTTGATCTCAACTTGACCTACGACGATCTCCCACCAGAGCCCGTACCCGGCGATAAGACCGTCCTGCACGCAATCGAGCGACTGATTTACCTGTCTGCGTTACGCGCAGGCTACGGCTGGACCAACATCGCGATACGAGATGAGGTGCCCAGCATCCTAGCACCATGCCATTGGCCGACGCGGCATCCCGTGGCGGATCTGATCACACCCATGGCTGAAGACGAAGGAGTGCCAGCCTCAGCCACTCTCCGCTGCCTCGCACAGATCGCCATTGCCCGAGCGACAGCAGTGCTCACAGGCCCTGCGATATATAGTGCACATCGAGCCGGGTGAGCCTGCTATCGGGCGAGACGGGGAAGTTTCCTGACCCCTCTCCTCTCTGGATCTGCAGCTTCACCGTTTGCCCGGCTTTCAAGTCCACGACGGCGCCGCTGGCGATGGTGTTCTCGCGCGCGGCGGCGACGTAGTAGACATATCCGATCTGTTCGTTCGGCGTGACAATCCATATCACCCACTTGTCGTTGACGGTCACGCCCTCGGTGTGAGTGAGTTGCCAGTGGACATAGTATTTCCCGGGCTTTGGCGCTGTGAACGTCGGGCTGCTGAAATTGCCCATCAGATCGAACAACTCGGAGTTGAAAGCTACGTCCGACGTGCCCTCCCCGTAATTGCCGGTGCTGGACCTTGCCGACGCGCAGGGAAACTTATTGTCGAGCGTGCCGTACCACAGAGTGGCACCCGTGCCTACATACGGCAATGGCGCCCCGTTTGGCGTGTCGTAGAAGAGAATGTAGTTCTCTTTCGACGCGCTGGTCGCGCTCTCTGTTCCATTTGCGAAGAGACCGCCTGCCCCCGGCGAGCAGTCGATGAAGATGTTGCCCCTGGCTTCTTCGTTCGGCGCACCACCGTTTAGGACCACGCCTACGCCACTGCTGCCTGGTTGGCGATGGAGTCGAATGTGCTCGAAAATGTTGTTGTCGGCGTTATAGATCTCTATCCCGTTGCCGTAATAGTTCCCGTCCACGTAGCCGATGCGGTTGAAGCAGGAGTTCGCCGTAGAAATCCCTGTCATCTGCAGCAAGGGGCCGCACCCTGACACCCCTTGGTTCCCACGCACTTCGATATAGTTCTGCATGCAGTCGGCTGTCTCGGTCACGTGCGGAGCGCAGCCCGTAATCATGAGTCGCGTTGTGAAACTATCTCCCGCCACGATGTAGCGACCACCGAAGCTGGAATAGACACCGATTCCTGTGCCTGCGACCAAATTACCGCGCAGATAAATACCTTCGAAACAATTGCCAGAGATCCACTGTGTGCCGGCGGGCGCGAACTGCACCATCTCGCCGCCAGCCGTCCCGGCCCACGTCAGAGTTGTCGCGCTGACGTAATACGGCGCTGTGTAGTGGAAATCCCCGCGCCCGGCGCCGATCAGGCGAACATCACTGTATCTCACATAAATAGTGGAGCTGATCTTGTACGTGCCCGGAGGGAAATAAACTGTCCCGCCGCCTTGCGCCACGACAACGGCAATGGCGGCATTGATGGCGTCCGTATCGTCCACGACACCATCGCCGGCGGCGCCAAACATCTGTGGGCGGACAGTCTGATTTGTTAACTCCCACCAAGCACCGTCCGCCGACTGAAACTTCCCGGAATGGCCGGGCTCCGATCCGACCCGCTTATAGGTGCCGCCGCCGAGGTCTCCCGCCGCCGCGTACCCGAGCGTTTGGACCACTGAGATCCATGACGGGATCGACGCTTGCACAGCTTCTGACCGCGATGCGAATGTGGCCACATCCTGCGAACCGATCGTGACGAGATAATCTCTGACCGGGACGCATGAGAGCTTGGCCGACCCGGACAGGTTCAGCTTGCTCGTCCCCGCCGTGCCGCCGATTTTGGAGTACAGCACCGTATCTCGCGATACGGTCGGCCCAGAACTCGAATACGTGCCGACGAAGATCTCGAAGTCATCGCCGTCATCGAGGCGCCACGTGTAGACACGGCCATTGACGGCGCCAGCTTCGGCAGGCGTGAGATAACCTGGTTCTGCCGCGCCGACCGTGACACTGCCGGTTCCGGTCGTCGGGGTCGCGACCTTGACGCTATCGAGGAGAAATACGTCAGCCATGGTCAGGCATTGCCGGTCGTGATCTGGAAGGCCGTGATCGTGAACTGCTGGCCGGCGGCGAAGTTGACGTTATCGACCTCCATATCGCCGCCGCCGCCCGTGGCCGTCACGGTGCCCTGTATATGGCAGACCGTGCCAGTAGAGTCCTTGATGCGGAAATGCCCCGCCTGCCCCGTGGCATCAGCTGAGAGGTCCTGCCAGATGCCTGCCATCTGCTTCACGCCGTTTGCCGCCGGTGCCATCCAGTCAGATGGCAGATTGAGTGTGGCGAGCACAGTGCCCTGATCCGCCGCTGCGCAATTGGCCGGCGGTGGCCCGGAGCGGATTTCGAGTATGGGCGATGTACCGATCGTCGTCGGCCACAGGCACGTGACGACGACAGAGGCGATCTACTCGAAGCCGAGGGTGCACTACCTTCGCGGCGCTTCCGAAGCTGTGGAGAAGATGGTCAGGAAGGGTAGGACGTAGGCGGATTGGTTCGCCGAACCAGTTCAGCGTGGTAGTGGTCCGTCGTGCGATATGGGAAAACCAACGCTAGCACAAAGGATTACGGTGGTGGGCGCGACAGGGATCGAACCTGTGACCCCTACCATGTCAAGGTAGTGCTCTACCGCTGAGCTACGCGCCCTTGAGATGTCAGCTTCCTAGCCGGTCCGGGCGCGCGCTGCAAGCGG